TTATATATTACCTTCTATTTGCTCTTTGGCGATTTAATTCTCTTTTTTCTCTTTCATTCTTAACTTCATAATATGCAGCCCAATATATCAGTTCTTCTTCTGTAATCAAAGAACGTAATTCTTGAATTGTTTTGCCTAGTTCTGTTGCGAGAAAAAATTCAAAATTTATCCAATTATCTCGCGATATTATTTTTTTGCTGTATCAACATTCAATTGAATATCAAACATAAATAATTCAATTTCGTTCAATACACTTTCTGGAAGTTCTCTTTGTAAATTCGGCGCGTCTGCGGGTGCAAATGCTTTTGACCCATCTTCTAATTCTGCATTTTTACAAAGAAGATAAGTTGATATTGTCAAAGCGTCATCTGTATTTGCCGCACCTTGAGCGCGGACACGATCATCCCTTGTTAAAGGCTTAAAATATAAATCAACAATTTTTTCTCCGTTTTTATTTTTAAATTCATATTTTCTTCTGGCCGTCATCTGATCTTTATAAGATTCAGTTAACAGATCAATCGTTCTTTTGTTTGGCATTGGTTAATTCGCTGACTAATAAACTCAATGTATCAGAGCGAGCTAGTAATTGCACCACTTGTAATAAAGCTGATATTTATTATTTGAATTTCGCCAAGTGTTGCGCCATATTCTGCCGATGTAATAATTCCAGAAAATCCAATTTTAGTTGATGACGCTGCAGAATCAGGAAATAATTCAAACAATGCGTCAGCGGCATCGCCTGTTGTTAATACATCATCAATAAATGATTCATAATCAGAGTTTCCAGCGGGGTCATAGATAAGTTCTGCGGAACCTTCGCCAGAAATCAATCCACCGATAAATGTTTTTGCAGTATCGCCATTTACTGTTGTCTCCATTGTGTCCTTAGTGATAGATAAAGACCAACTTCTAACACCTGAAACGTCAGCTTCAGTTCCCGCCGCATTGTGGAACATTATTTTGCCAACATCGCCCTTAATCGCAGCCATAACAAAAAAAAGAATTATTTATAAATATATTAACTCTTTTCTGAATTTTTTACATCTTTTTGTGAGTTTTGTTGACTCTCATAATATTTACGACATTCAGGATCCCAATAGTTTGCTTCCCTTCTTCCCTTGACAGCTTCGATTGCGTCAAGCATTTCTTCTGTGATCTCTAGTTTTGCCATTTTTAAAGTTCCTCAAAAATTTCAAAGGTCATCCGCAATTGCGTTTGAAACTGACCTTCAGGGTTTGGGTTGTCTACGACCTCCGGCCCGATAGGGCTATCAAAGATTACATTAGAAACCGTTATTCTATTATACAAATCCCGCAACCTTTTACCAATTGTATAGTTATCACCTGAACCTATTCCCTGCGGTGTAAAGATATTAAAAACAACAATTCCATTAACGCGATTCTGTCCGCTTGCATTTCCGAGAGTCAAATAATTACTTTCGCCGAATGTTGTAAGGCATTGAACAAAGGTTGTCACGGCGCTACTATCAAACGACATATTATGAAAAACAACAGGGATTGCGGGGCTACTAGCAAGCTCTGTCGCGACTCTAGCTTCAATTGTTGCTCTTACTGTGTTTAAATCAATAGCGGCCATTATTTACCCCTTATTTGTTTGTAAAGGTCTTGAATTTCGTTTGCAAGTTCTTTTGCCAATAAATCAAGATGTTTTGCTTTCAAACCTTGTTTGCTCCTATATGTACCGCCCCAAGATGGCGGCAAACTTGTTCCAAACATAACAGGTTCAGCATATGGAACATTATTGTGAATATGATATTTTTTTCTAAAATTTTCTTTTCCAAGTTGATAATTTAAAGCTTTTGGCGGTCTTATAACAGTTCCTTTACCAGAAGCGCCATATTTGCCTTCTTTGGCGGGTGCGCCGCTTTCTGCGTTTTCTCCTATCTGCCAAGAAACAGCAAGCCTTCCTGTATCTACAGGGGAGCCTTCTTTGACAATACGATCTCCTGTCAAAACAGTAACCGACAACAAAGTATTAATTTGTTCTTCTGAATATTCGCCAATCTGGTCAATTCGTATCTTTCTCATGTTCTTAAATAAAGGGTGTAAGAAATATCGGTTCCGCCTGATGTTTGAGTAAGGACGCGAATAATATTATGTACAATATTTGAAATAAGAACCTTATCTTTTGTCGTAGGTTTTGTCGTGACATCCCCCGCCGATATTGTAATTTTTTTATCTTCCGCCTGAATAAGTTCATTTACTTCGCGCATATTTACATCTTCAAAGACAGCTTTGACAGTTGCATCGCTGTTCGATTCTGAAATAACGCCTGTTGTTGTATTGTAAGAACCCGCAGTAATAGTTCTTATTGTTACATCTTGTCCAAAGCCTTGAATTGAAGCAACATTTTTTATTGCTTTCTGGACGGCGCTCGCGAAGTTTGGCATTAGATTTTATAGGCAATACAAGCGCCACTACTCAAAGTGATACTTGTAAACAATCCATAAATAGTCTGACCCGCAAGAAAAGTTTCAGAATCAATTGAATTTCCTGAATAATTATGCGAAGCCGTATTGATTTGTGTATCTTCTTTAAAAAAAATACTTTTAAATCTGCCTGTGTGTGCGGCTGTGTCTGTGATTAGCTCCCCGCCAAGTGTGTAATCTGGGTCAGCGTTGTACATTGATTAACTCCTTTTGATTGAAATGTTACCCGGCCCACTTATTCGCAAGCCTGTGAAATAGCGTTCAAATAATGGCGGAACGCGATCAGCGCCAACGGAACCGCTGAATACGGGTTCAACAGCGACACCGCCAACGCCTACTCTTTTATAATCCTCTAAGCCTGATAAGCCAAGCCCATTTCTATTATTGTTTAAATAAACAGCTAATATTGCCTGCGCTCTTTTAACCTGATCTGGAATTTCTGTATCTGTAAAATAATCTGTTGAAATGCGAAAAGGAAATCCGACAGCATATGTATTTACATAAGTATCTGGTTTTCTGACTCCTGTTCGCGGCCATTGTAAAGCCTGCGTATCTGTTGCCCGCGCCCCCAAAAAGCGCTCTCTATCAATCCGGACAGTCGCCGTATATAGTGCGCGATTTTTATTATCTGTGGTCGAACCATCCCACGCCGCAACATCATCATCAAGAACAAGTCCTTCAATAATTGCGTTTGCATCTGCAAGTGTTAGATAACTATTTGCTGATGCGTCTCCCGCTGTTGCTGTTATGGTTATTGCCATTTTCGACCTTAGATTTGGGTTTACGTTTTTTTGTTTTAGTGGGAATAGAAGCCACCTCAACGGCAGCTTCTTTTTCCCTTATTCGCTTAAAAGCAAACAATCCCATTAACTTGAAGCACCTTTAAGGGCAACAAAGCTAAGAACGATTGCTTCAGACTCCGAGCCACTTGTCAGATTTGTAACGGATATTTTAAATGATCCGTCAGCAATCAAGTTGGCTTGTGCCATATATGCTCCCGCAGTACCGCCAGAACTATGGTTTACAAGAACAACATCAGTTGATGAAATTTTGCTGTTTGTAACAGTAAAACTTACTTCTGCACCCGCTCCTAAAGCAGCACCATTCATGGTAATCTGTCCTGACTCTGCGTTAAGAGTCACACCTGTTGATTTGTTAGATGCTTGGGTAACAGTTCCGCCTGTAGTTGGGCCGGTTAGTTTTCCCGCACTAACTTCAAATAAAGATGGCATAATTAGTTACCTCTAGTCTTGATTAGATACGTTGGTAATTCTTACGATACCAATGTTCTTTGTTTCGTAGACCTTCGACCAGTTGCCTACTGTTTCAAGCTGACTTCTTGTTGGGTTTGTTGTAGTAACAGCCCATTTGCTTCCAACAGGATGATATGTGTAATGTAAATCAATAGACATAGCATCAGACTTTGCGAGAATGTCGCGGTCTGTCTCTGTGGTTAACCCTGCCTGTTCGCCTGAAGCAACAGAACCCGCTGTGAAAGCGTATGTTGAATACTCTGTTGAAGCGCCTGAACCTGTTGTTGGTACATCGTCAGAAACGATAACTCTTAATCCCATAAATGTAGGAACTGTTGGGCTACCGAAAGCGTTTGCAGTTGTACCAGAAGTTGCGGCTGAATCAGCATCGCCATTGTTGTCGTAAATACGATCAATAGCGTTTCTTTCTAGTAAGTCATAATAAACTTTACTGTGCATTGCTAAAGCTGTTAGCTTGTCGCCTTGATCTCCAAGAATCGCTCTTGCTCTTGCAATATGGCGTGGAGATAATGCTGTTGGGCTATCGCCTGATTCAGAATCAATAGTTAAACCAAAGAAAGCTGAGTTGCTATCGTTTGCATTGATAGAACCAAATACACCTGAAAGACAAGAGAATAAATCCTTCTGTCTTTGGTTTGCTATATAAGCACCGATTTTCTGACCGATTGCAGCCATTGGGTCAGCACCTGAAGCAAGTGCGGCCAAATCTCTTGATTCAAACGCGCGTCCTCTATGAAGAACAACGCCGATTTGCTGATCGGTAGAAATTTTACCGGGTGTTAATGATGAAGAATCAGAAAGAACTTCAAAGTCTCCAGAAAGATTCGCACTAAAAAAAGGTACTTTGACGAAGTCACCCCCCTCAGTGGCATTTAGCTCCGCCATAGGCTGAACCACACCGCTCGCCAAAAAGGCATCACGTTGAGTTGTCTGTTCAATAACGTATGGCGTGAAAATTTCCGGGATTATAATATCTGACCTAAGGACAGCCATGATAACTCCTAAAATTTTGGTAAACAGTATGGGCGCAGCCCTAACATTCTCAGCGCAGCTTTGAATTGTTATTTATATATTAACCCTATTTCTGTTATTTGTAATTCTTTGCAAGCTCTTTTGCACGTTGCCAACCTTCCCTGCCGTATTTTTTAAATATTTCATGTTCAACAGTATGTTCGCCGTTTGCCAATCTACGCATCATTTCAGGGTCAAATTCGCCTGTATTTACTTGAGTTCCGCCAGTTCTAGCAACGGGCGCTCCTGAACCTGTTGCAGGCTGATTTTTTAACAAATAAGCGTGATCTTTTGATAAAGAATTTTTTGCCCATTCTGTAACATTGTGACGTTCATAACCATCAACAACGACAGGCTTTCCGTCTTTCAGTTCAATACGACCTTTTAAAAAATTATCATGCACAAGTTTTGGGTTGTGTGTCACTTCCGCCAAGGCTTGTATGGCGGGGGAAATAAGTTCCAACTCTCGGACTTTGGCTCTAAGTTCTTCGATTTCTTTGTCCTTGGCGGCGCTTCGCTCTCTGAACTGTTCTTCGCTTTTTTGAATTGCTTCTTTGTAGTTTCCTTGTTCTTCAAGTTTCTGTTGCTCCGCTTTATTTTTAAAATCAATTAAAGCCTGAACATCTACTCCGTCAGGTAAAGATTGAATAGTTTTATCAACCTTTTGCAATTTTTTCTTTTCGTCAAGTATTTCTTTATTTTTTCGTTCTAATGCTTCTATTCTGTTTAAAAGAATTTGTGTTTGTTCATTGGCGTTTGTTTGTTCAGGCGCCGCAAGCTCCTGATTGTTTTCTTCTGACATAAACCCGCAGGGCTATTTATCAAACATATTACTCCATTTTACGGCGTCTGCCCACCACGCCGCTGACATTTTGCCTTTTTTAATATTTTTAGCGTGTCTTTTTTTGAAAGCTAGTCGTTTATCTCTGTCTCTAACTGATTCACCTTTTCTGGGCGGTTTTGTATCTGCGCCTTGCGCACCAAAACGAATTAATTTTACTTGTTCGCCTTCTTTTGCCAAAACAATATGTGATTTTTCTGGATGGCTTGGTGTTCTTTTAGGTTTATTAAAACCCTCTAAATTATATTTTGTAAGACGAAAATCTTTTTTTGGTTTCTTTTTTTTCATTTACCTTTCCTACGCATTGCGAGCCTGTGAGCATCGGTAAAACTCATTCCCTCACGCATCTTGCGCTTCATATAATCCATATGTGCCTTTGTGTGGCCGTGTGTTTCCTGATGCTTTTTTAAAGTATTTTTTTGACGTGTTGTAAGTTTCATTTTTTCTTCTTTTTCTTTTTTCTAAGTTTAGCAAGATCAGCGCCAGTAATTTTTCTTTTTGGAGGTGCAACAGCGGCCAATCTTCTTTGTTTTGCAGAATATTTAGAATATGGCATTATTTTTTCCTCAATATATCGGCGTCAGCTTTTCTTGCTCCGCCTTTGCCTGAAATAAAACTATTAACGCGACCCATCGCCCAAGCCGCCATTGAAACATTTCTTGAACCGCCTGAAAGATATGCACCTTGTCCGCGCCTATAAACACGGGCAAGCTGTCCATATGTGAAGCGCGATTTTTTTGCCTTTTCTCTAAGATTTTTTTCTACGGCGGCGCTTAGTGGTTTTCTTTTTGGAGCCATCTTGATTAACCCTTGATTTTTGAACAGCTTTGATGTCGATAAACTCGCCGCGTTTGTAGGCTTCAGAAGTTCTTTTTATTTCTGCCGCCTTTGCAGCTTTATTCTTCGCCCCTGAAAGGTACTTTTTAGGAACACCCGTCTTTTTGTCCTTTGCAACTTTTCGGAAGCGTCTGCGAGCCATTAGTCTTTGTCTGATTTAGGTTTTGACTTCTTTGGCTTTGGCTTTTGGCCTTTTATGTCGTTAAGTTTTTCAAAAAATCCTTTTGCCATTATTTTTTGCCCCCTTTCTTCTTTTTCTTTTTGCCTTTCGGCTTCATTCCGCCTGTATGGTATGGCATAGGTTTAAATTTAACTCTATATATACTAGAATAAC